ATAAAAGACTTAAATGAAAGAATAGAGTCTCTTAGTCAAACCGCGCAAGAGCTGTTTGATCAAGGTACCTCAAAACTTGGTGGCTCGGTAAGTGATGTGGATATCGCTGCCGCTAATACATTCGTTCAAACAGGCAAGCTGCCCGAAACAAAAACACGGAATCTTACACCGCAGTCTCTTTTCCGTAATGACTTACAGTCTTCCAGATACATGGTTCACGAGTTGATAAAAAGGCAGGCTAATAATGACTGGGTGATAGGAAATGACTCAAGCACCGTTTTTTTCCCAGACTACAGAGATATTGCCGCTGTTAGGGGTAAACAACCAGAAGAAGTGGCAGGATTCAAGACAACCTACGAAGATGCTCCTCAAAAGGTAATCAAAGAACTGCGTGACGCTGGCATAAATATTGAGGTAAAAAAGATACCCGCCGAAGATTTTTCTGAACTAGTGGAGAAAGTTCAGAAGGTTGTACCAGACCCGGAAGCACCCTTTGGCTTTGGGTATGACTACGGCAACAGTATCTCTCGGCCTGTTCTTTCTGTGACATTGGATAAGGCAGCGATAGATAAACTTACGCAAGGTTCTGTCCGCAGATTCGCAAAAGGCGGCCCGGTTGACCTTCGCACTGGTATTGGCGACCTGTTTAGGCTATATTCATAGCATTAGGAGTTTATTTAAATGGCACTACCCCCACAAATGACAGACATGGCTATGGGTCCCGGCGGTCCTGCTGACCTAATGCCAGAAGAAATGCAGGTTGAGCTACCCCTCGAGGACCAGCTTCCTGACGGCATAGAGATGATTGGCGAAGAACAGATGATCGAGGTCCAAGCTGCGGCTTACGATCACAACGCCAACTTGGCTGAAGTACTTGACGACTCGGTCCTCGGTTCGCTGTCCTCGGATCTTCAGGACAGGTTCGAGCAGGACAAGGAGTCCCGTGACGATTGGGCCGAGGCCATTGGCAAGGGTTTGAAGTTATTGGGTGTGAACTACGAGGAGCGGTCTGAGCCGTTTCTTGGTGCTAGTGGCGTACACCATCCGTTGTTAAGTGAAGCGGTGACGCAGTTTCAGGCGCAGGCGTATAAGGAAATGTTGCCAGCGGGTGGTCCAGTTAAAGCCTCGGTCCTCGGAACTCCGACCAGAGAGACCGAAGAGCAGGCCCAGCGCGTCAGCGACTTCATGAATTATCAGATTACCGAGGTGATGGAAGAGTTTGATCCGGACACGGATCAGATGCTGTTCTATTTGCCTTTAACGGGTTCGACTTTTAAGAAGGTTTACTTTGATCCGGCAAGACAGAGGGCTGTCAGCAAGTTTGTTCCAGCTGAAGATTTGGTGGTGCCGTACACTGCCAGTGATTTAAACACAGCGGAGCGGGTAACTCATGTGGTTCGGTACACGGAGAATGAGCTTCGTAAGATGCAGGTTGCCGGGGTGTACCGTGATATTGATTTACAGGCTCACGAGGAGGATGAAAATGCTCAAGGACCGATTAGAAGCACTACTAATGAATTGCAGGGTATTCGGCCTTCATATAATGATGATGTTCACACTTTGCTTGAGATACATACTGACCTCGATCTTGAGGGGTTTGAGGATCTTGACGAGATGGGTGAGCCAACGGGTATCAAGCTACCCTACATTGTCACGATTGACGAGGCTTCTGGAGAGGTTCTCTCAGTGGTTAGAAACTACAGAGAAATGGATCCACTACGACGCAAGCGTCAGTACTTTGTGCATTATAAGTTTCTGCCCGGTTTTGGTTTCTATGGCTTTGGTTTACTCCATACTATAGGTGGATTATCCCGTGCTGCAACCTCGATCCTTCGTCAGCTTATTGACGCTGGCACACTCTCGAATCTCCCCGCTGGCTTCAAAGCTAGGGGCGTTCGGATACGCAATGATGATGAACCGCTTTCTCCCGGCGAGTTTCGCGATATTGATGCTCCCGGTGGTGACTTGCGGAATGCTATTATTCCCCTGCCGTACAAAGAACCTTCTGGTACACTGGCTCAACTGCTCGGGGTGGTTGTTGATTCGGGTCGAAGATTTGCCCAAGTCGCAGACGCAAAGATCGCCGACGTCAACTCACAAGCTCCCGTGGGAACTACGGTGGCACTTATCGAGCAGGGATCAAAAATAATCTCGAGCATCCATAAGCGCTTGCATTATGGACAAAAGAATGAATTTAGATTGTTGGCAGAGATTTTTGCTGACAACCCGATGCCATATCCGTATTTTGTGGGTGCAAACGTACCGCCACAGATTATGGCACAGGACTTTGATGGGCGCGTTGACATCCTCCCTGTCAGCGACCCATCAATCTTCTCCATGTCTCAGCGCCTGTCGCTGGCACAGACGCAGCTCCAGCTTGCTCAAGCGGCCCCACAGATGCACAACCTCTACGAGGCGTACAGACGCATGTATGACGCTCTGGATGTGAAGGATGTAGATAACATCCTGCCTCCACCACCACAGCCGCAGCCTATTGATCCGGCTACGGAGAATGCAAATGTGATTAAGGGCAAGATGTTGCAAGCATTCCCACAGCAGGATCACGAGTCGCACATCATGGCACATGCACAGATGATGGCTTCTCCTGCTATGGCTGCTAATCCGCAGGCTATGCTCCTGTTGCAGTCACACTTGCAGGAGCATGTCGGTATGTTGGCACGGGATCAGGTAGGTAAGTTCTTCCAAGAGGCTGCTATGGCTGCACAAATGGCTGGCGAACCAGTACCGCAGATTAACCCTGACATGATTGAGTCTGCCGTTGCACAGCAGGTAAGTGAGATTATGAAGCAGGTTATGCCAATGATGCAGATGCCACAGCAGCAAGATCCACTTGTCGCAATCCGACAGCAAGAGCTTCAGAACGACACAATGGAACTTCAGCGTAAGGCTATGAACGATCAGATGGACTTCCAGATTGATCAGGCTAAGTTGCAGCAAGCTTTTGATCTGGCGCAGCAGCGTATGCAGTTGCAACAAGGAATTGCTGATGACCGATCTGATGTAAACATCTATCGTATTAACATGGCTGCCGCTCAAAAGAGGCAGTAATGGAGTGGTACACGTCTTCCTTTTACTCGTTTATGTCGGCACGGGAGAAAGTCGGTACTTGGCTTCAGGAGACATGTACTTCCGTGATATCACTAGATGTAACTTCTTTGCTGGCGAATTGTCGAGAAGGTATGGAAACTACGATCATGTGGACTGGATCGACAGTCGAGACAGGGTTACAGCTTATTGTGTCCCTAAGTATCTGAAGAAAGGCTCCGTGGAGGTGTACTGACATGTTGGCAGAACTAGCGGCTGCCAATGCAGCCTTCTCGGTCATAAAGCAAGCCGTACAGAACGCAGGAGATATCGCCAAGGCTGGTAAGGCTGTTGGCGATTTTGTTAATGCAAAGGAAGAATTGCGACTGCGTGGCGAGAAGAAGAAGCGTAGTGTTTTTGCAGGTGACGATATTGAAGAGTTTTTTGCATTAGAGCAGATTCGTGAGCAGGAAGAACAGCTGAAGCAGTTGATGATATATGCTGGGCGTCCGGGGTTATGGAATGACTGGCAGAAGTTTCAGGCTGACGCACGGGTAGCTAGGCAGGAAGCTATTCAAGAGGCACAGCGCAAGCGTCAGGAAAAAATAGAAATAGCTATTATAGCCACTGCTTTAATTTTAGGTGCTGGTGTGATAGTATTGTTGATGTATTTCCTTGTATGGAGTGTAAGAAGCTGATGTGGCAATCACTTATTGGTCCGGTGACCGGGCTACTAGATCAATTTATCGAGGACAAAGACCAAAAGGCACGTCTGGCGCATGAGATTGCGACGATGTCCGAGAAGCATGCTCAAGAGCAGGCTATGGGTCAGCTGGAAATTAACAAGGCTGAAGCGCAGCATAGGTCTATTTTTGTTGCGGGATGGCGTCCTTTCCTTGGGTGGGTTCTATCTTTTGCGATGGCATGGCACTTTGTCATTGCCCCGTTCATTATCTTTGGCGCAGGCATGGCTGGCATGGAACTTCCAGAGCTTCCTGTGTTTGACATGGACAGCTTGATGACGGTGCTGCTGGGGATGCTCGGGCTTGGTGGTTTAAGAACCGTGGAAAAAGTAAAAGGTATAACTAAGTGAGTGCGGAACAGGTATTGAAATGGAAGATACTCCCAAGATTCATGATGTTCGTGATGACGATAATGTACATTCGGGTGATCGAGT